ACTGTATGCGGTGTCCATCGTTCTTAGTGGGCCTTGCACAGTAGGTCTTCCAGACATGTCCGTAAATATGCCTGAGCGCAGCCCCGGACGTACTTGATCCGTAACAGGGTTCATTGTCGGTGCATCTGGATTGTAGCCAACCTTACCCGGTTCATTGTATGGGTTCATATACTGGTCGTAGGCGCGGTTTAACTCTCGTTCCTGTGGCGTTGCGTACCCATATTTATCTTGGTACGTTTCTAAATCCGAACGTCCAACATCTGCACCTGACTTTCCACTATAATAATCTTCGGCGGACATACCCATCATCTTTCCGCCAGATTTTAGAAGTGTTCCGCCGCCCGGAGCCTTTTTTGAAAAAACCGTGCCAGAAAGCTGCGGTACTGTTGATTTTACGCCACCACGAAAAATATTTGGCGCAAGTTTTCCTAAAACATTTGCGGTGCCATAGCCTAATGTGTCTATACCACCCGGGTTCTGTATGTTCCTACCATAAACTGAGTTAAATGCGCCGCGACTAAGGGGGCCATATTTAGCGGTAAAACTATTTACAAGAGCGTCTATTGAGGGGCGAACATTGTTTATTGGTGAGGCGGAAGATCTGAAATCACGGGCCTCAGAGCGCATATCGGCTTCGTCTCGGCCTCGATCAACCTGAGCTTCCGATATGTTTTCATTTCCTCTTGCCTCCTGCGCGGAGGTTTCGCCTGCAAACCCTCTAGGCATTATTTTACTCCAGTAAACTTTGTGCCTTGAATTGCTTTACCATAGCCGCCACAAGCCATATACTTGCCAGCATTAGCTTCAACAATATCTTTTGTCTCTGTGACAAGTGGGGAGCCTTCACGGTTCATTGGATGACTCCGCTTTGTCCGAGGATCTTTCGGATGAACCTCGCCGTGCTTTTCATAATACTCTTTGAAAGCCTTGCGTTTCGACTTAGGTTTCGACGTGGATTTTTCCATTTTTGTTCCAATCTCTGTGTCTTCTGTAAAAATTCGCTCTGCGTCCTCAAAGCGTTTCATACGAGCACGAAGCTCTGGGGAATAGTTTTCAAGCACGTTAGATCCACCGTCTTTTCTACCACGGGCTTTCTTCATAAGCTTCTTTGCGGAAGAACGACTGACACCAAGGTCTTCTGCAAACTGATTTAATCTTGGTCTTGCCATTTTTTTCCCCAGTTAATAATCTCGTCTATGGTACGACCACAGCCAATACATCTTACACGTTCTTTATCTAATACACAAACGCCAACACACGGGCTTTTACTTTCCTTCATGTGACATCCATACAGCAAAAGCGCCAGTAGCAGCGCCCACAATCGTCGATACAAAAGCCGTCTGCTGCGTAGTGGCAGCAGCGCCCAAACTCATAAACCAGTCACATACATTCCAAGCCATAAACGTAAAGGCAACCATCATACCCCGTGGTATGATTTTGTATTCAAGTAACGTCTTACTCACTTTGTTAAGCCCTTAGCCTTTTCAAAAGTGCGTAAACCACCGAGACCGAGCATACCCATCAGCACAGTCATCAGTGAGTCCATATCAAACGCTGGTAGATCAGGCGCTTCTATACCTGCATACGCAAAACCAAAGGTAACCATAGGCACCAAAACGAAGTGCCAGATCATCGCAAAGCTCAGGCCCCAGCCAAGAAACGGTCTCCAACCCGCCACAAATATAGACCGATGCTGCGCTTCCATCTTGTTGATTTCAAGCTGACCTTTAGCTAAGTCCTGTGCATGACGCTCCGCCATAGTGGCAATCTCATGCGCCAGCTTGTTCTTCTGGTCTTTGTCCTCGACGAACTTACCAATCAATTCGGTCGCCGGACCTATCAGTGCTTGGATCATTTCTTACGATTCTCCTTGGCCTGCTCTTTAGTCGTGCGGTTATGCATGTCCCACATAATCACTGTCCACGATTCCGCGCTAAATCGGCCTGCGTGTTTATGCGATAGATGTTTACTTCATTTCTATCGCCAGCAATTTCTTCTTGTAGCTGCATACGCTGCATAGCTAAGTCAGCAGCCTGTTTGAGCTTGGCTTGATCAACTTGGAAGTCCATCATGTCGTTCTGCATCTTACGCTGAATTTCTATCTGATCGTTTTCCAGTTCCTTCTGCCGTATTTCAACCAAAGGATCTTTTGCGCCGCCAGATTGTAGCAAAGGTGCTAGCTGTTCTAGGGTGTCCGCGATCTGCTGGGCGACCATAGCGTCAACAAACGAGTTATCAATCTGTGGTATTTGCTCTCCAGCCGCAAAAGAGTTTTGTGTAGCGTCTTGAAGTACAGCTTCCACAATGTCCCGAGCAAACAAGCCTACATGTTCCTGTATATGAGCTTGTATAATTAACTCTGCCTGCGGGTTAGTTGAAATAGCCGGAGACTGCAACAAAGCTGCATGCACACGAATATGAGCCCGATGATCCTGCTCCTTGAAGGCCACATTTGGAATACCTTTTAAGGCTTCCGAGTTTTCTGTGGCTGGATCCTTCGGTGCTGGTGGCTGCGGGGCAGGAAGGATAGCGTCAATGTTTTTAACATCCAACGCATCATACATCCGCCGATAGGCTTCGTACAGGTTGTGCATCTGCGGCGCGGCCTGTGCAAGCTGCAACTGTGTCTGTGCCAAAGACAGACGCTGCGCCATAGAAAAAATTGACGGGTCAGAGACTGGGAGAATATCTACACGCCCGTCAAAGTCCTGCGCCATAATCTGCGGGTTGATGTTCGGACCAACCTGATACGGATACGGCATAGGGTTGTTAGCAAAGATTTCCGCCAGCATGCGGAACTCAGCTTTCTGAGCGTAATGCAGACGTTTATGAATGCTCGAGATAACCTTCGAGCCTTGCTCGATCAGTGCTACTGTTGTTCCCACGGGAGCTTGTGAGTTGACATCCGCGACCTTTGTGTCTGCAACTTGTGCAAAGCGTCGGCCTGAATCAACGACCACCCCGAGTAGTTGAGCCAACGTGCCAGAAGGCTCCTTGTATGGGAGTGGCATAAGAGCATTGCGAATATCACCGCCGGGAACATCAAGATCGCGGAACTCACCCGGGTTAACAGGTTCATCATCATTCCGGATACGAACGCCCCGTGCCTTAAAGCCGCCCGGTAGATTCGATAACGTGCCAGCGTCGATAAGCTGACGGAGAATAGATGTCGCAGCACGGCTCAACCCTCCAATCATGTGCAACAAACCGAACCCGTAAAAGCCAAAGCCCGGCAAAAACTTGTAGTGAACAAAGAAATCACGCTTGCGACGAAGCGGATCCTGCTCACGATAGTTGCGTACTATCGAAAGAATCTTTCCCGAATCTGCGTCCATAGTGACGATATACGGAAGTTTAATACCTGTGTCTTCACCGTCTGGACCTGTGTCTTCAAATCCCTCAAGGTCAACGTCAACGTGGACTTCGTATATAGTATAAAGCTCGTCACTGTATCCCGGACGGAGTCCCTGAATGTCGTCAGTCTTGCTTCTAATTGTTGTATCAGATTCATCATCTTCTGATGGAGATAGGTCAACATCTCGATAAACTCCATTTACCTGTAATTTGCGGATCTGGTTTTCTGTCATACGCACGACATGCGTGTAACGCTCCGCTGTACGCAGATCTGAGGCCGAATACGGCACAATCAAATCTTCAGCCGGAACAAACTTGGACACAGCGCGTTGCCGTGTCGGATCAAAGTAAACCTTCTTGAACGTCGAACCAGTGATTGGCAAATAGAACAGCATCTGATCAGTATCCTGATCAAACTCCTCCATCACCTCAGTGATCTGATAGTTCATAAAGTCCTTGACGCGCTGCGCCTGATCCTCAACCTCCCGTGTCTGAATGCCCAAAATCTGTGTCTTTACAGGGCCACCCGGCGGTAACATTTCCTTATATGCCTGCGCCTGAAACTGCGTGACAGCTTCACTCAACAACGGATGCGTTACACCAGAAGCACCAAGAAACGGCTGCTGACGCTCCTCATAGTTGATTCCCAGTAGGGTTAACCCCTTCGCAATTGCCTCTTCCCAGTCCTCCCGAGATGACTTGTCTTCGTCAATCTTAGAACTAAGGTCCGAGGATAGCGATCCAAGAACCGAGTCACTAAGAACCTCGGCTAGGTTAGCGTTGTGATCGTACTCTTCAGTCTCGATCTCCATCGCCTCTTCTTCCATGCCAGCAAGTTCAATGTTGGGCGGAAGCTGCTCCATGTCTGACATCGGAACTTGGACCTCGGTCATTTGTTCTTCCATAGACATGCCGGGACCGCCGGGGCCCATAGCAGAATCAACCATCTGTGGAGGTAGTGCCATTAAAATACACCCTTAAATCTTTGTGGACGAGCAATGGGGCTGAAACCTTTTACCATACCGCCGTCGCGTTTCTTTACGGAAGCGTTCTCTTTAGCCCACTCCCACTGGTTGTCGGTCAGTTGTTTAACGTCTTTATTGTATAAGCTTATTATCTGTCTACCCGTGCGCCCGTCAATAACTACTTTATCCTTATCCGACATTACATGACCTCTCTTGCCATAGCGCCGATCCCCGATCTTACCATACCACCGGCTGCACGTCTAATGGGACGTTGTGCTAAATCTCTGTTAGCTGGGTTGTCAAACTCCACAACACGGAGTGGGGTAGCGTATTCACGGGAAAGACGCCTTACTTCCGCGTCAAGCACTCTTTTTGCTTCACGGTACTCGGACATCAACGTAAATGTGTCCTCTCCCGCTGCTTCTGCTGTAAAAACGGCCTGACGACGAGCACGAGCCTCATCTCTAAGCGGCTGTAAAGCTGCTTGCACAGCTTCGTCACTTGGATCAATACCTTCTACCACAAAATTGTTGTTGGTTCTGCCCGAAATACGCATGCCCGGATCTTCATTGTTAGTTACCGGGGTGTCCGTCCGCCGAAAAACGACGCCAGCATTTGAGTCTGCTTTGCTTAACTCAGCTAGTTCTTTATCTAGCACACGTCCGTAGTTCCGCAAGAAAGCGTCATTCGGACTACGTTGCGGTTGTGTTGCCAAGTACATAGCGTCAGGGAATATTACACCGTCAAGACCAAGCTTTTCCGCCTGTTTAATAACAGATCGTGTAGCAAACTGGTAAAAGTCCGCGTCACTATTGTATGGCTCTGGTGCTTGAAAACCTTTTTTACCATCCGTGACTTTTGTTTTCTTGGCTATTTCAGCAAGTGTTTGTAAGTCATCTCCGTCTGGCTGTGCAAATACTGCGTTTTGATAGTCCTCTTTTAGTCCACCAAGGGTTCCATCACCCTCGATGTTTGTTAGTTCATCATTTACGTCCGACAAATCTTTGCGAAGCTTTTTCAGTCTACCTTTTGCAAGCAAGCCTCTCTGATCAAGGGAAAGTAAGTATTGTATATTATTTTGTACAAAGTCCTTAAAAACATCCATATCGTCGCTAATTTCTTGAATACGGCTTTCCTGTGGGGTGTAACCCGTCATGCCTGTTAACTCATCATTAACATAAGACAAGTAAGAATCCCGCAATGTTTCTAGGTCTT